CACCACCTTCCCCGGCACATAAATCGGGCTCATGGCTGACACCTCGTAGTGTTATAGGTTTCGGTCATGGTATTGCTACTCCAAATGCGGTGATGAGTGCTGTGACGCGGGCGTCAAGTAGAGCGAGGTCTAGGGATTCGCCGATGGAGTAGAAGGCGAGGCGGGCGTTGGAATACCTAATGGAATCTCTTAAAACTAAATAATTAAGAGACGTTGGGGTACCACTGCTATTACTGCTGGTACCAGTTGCAGAACCCACTCTTATGTTTGCTGCTGTGCTACCTGTCCTAGACCCGCCAAAGAATAATGAACCGGTATTTGATGCAAGACTCGCCGCAGCAATACCAGCACTCCCATTTAGCGACACAAAAAAGTTACTAAATCCTGTGTATAAATAACTTTCAACGCCAGAACCATTTCCAGCGTAAATAAGGCCGCCATCATTTGAAGCGGCAACGGACCTAAAAACTGAAATGTGCATGTTGTTTTGCGGGTCAGTATTGTTAGCACGGTTGCTGTTTAGGTACTTCGTACTTCCATCCCCCACCAACCCCGTCTTCCTGTTGTAGTCACCAGAGACAAAGTTATTATTGGTAGGCGCAGTACCAGCAAGCGGAATCAACGCCCCAGCCAGCGTCCTAGCCCCAGCAAGGATGCAGCTTGCCTTGATCGCTGACCAGATGCCATCCTGCTTACAGCCGATCACGAAGTCATTGATGGCGTACCGGGTGGCCGTCTCTAGGGCCTGGGCATCAGCGACCTCAACAGCCTCGATGTAGGTCGAAGCGTCGGTGTCGAACTGGAACCCAGGCCGCACGATCAGCGTCATACGCCCTCCTCAACCACCGGCGGATTAGTGTCGTTGTCTAGTGGGGGAACGGGTGCCACATAAGGCGTCCCATCAGCGTTGAACTGGGGCGGGATGGGGCCGGTGTAGTACGGGCCGACCTTGAGGTCTTGGCACGCCTTGTTGGCCACAGCCTGGGCGTACTCAGCCACAACATCTTCGGGGTCTTTGCCCTCAAGATTGGCGGTAGCGATGATGCCGGGGACGAGCGTGTCGTCGATTGTGATAGTGAAGTCCATAGTGATGATGCGGGTTAATTGGTGAGTGGGACTACGCGCCCTCAAGGGCTGCGACACGGTTGCGAAGTTGCTGAATCTCAGCAATCAACAGAGGCACCAACGCTTGGTGATCCATCTGCTGATAGATCGGGTTGCCGTCGTCATCTACAGCGTCCTTTTCACCTGTGACGCAATACGGTGCAACCTCTTGAGCTTCGTGAGCAACCAGCATGGGGCGCTCCACGGTAGCTCCGTTCATGACGCCGCGATAAACCTTGAGAGCGTCGATTGCCTCACCAGAGTTATCAATATCACCAAGAATGGTTTTGGCGCGATAGTCAGAAGTTGTGTTGTAAGCAACAAGTCCGCCAGCGCGGTTGTAAGAAATCGACCCTCTGGTTAATCGCGTAGTTTCCGTGCCAAAACTAACAAATTGGTTGTCACCGGACGTAGCTTCGTGCCAAAGGCTTTGCAGGATTGCCCCAGATACGCCAGTACAACGGAAAGAAGTTACCGTTGTGGAACTTGCAGCCCTTAGTTTGCCATCAAAGAAAGCGATGGGGGACGCAGTTGTATTGATTAGAACATCGCCGGAGCTGTCGATTCGGGCGCGTTCACCGCCGCCAGTTAAAAACGCAAGCGCATTATTTCCGCCAGTGCCGTTAATAAGAGACGTTCCGCCGCCAGCCGATTGAATAGTTAATTGACCCGAGTAACCAGCGTCAGAGCCTCTAATCGTCAACAAAGGGTTGCCGGTGCCGACAATATCAAGGCGGCCAGCATTGGTAAGAATGGCGCGTGAGGTCCCATTCACCTGCAGATCCAGCAGGTTCCCCGCAAACCCACTCGCCGCATTAACACCAAAGCCCGTGCCGCTGGTGCTCCAGGCAGTGGATGTTGCGCCAGTGGGCTCGATCAGCACCTGAGGCTTGGTGGTGGTACTGGTGCCACCTGTGAACCAAGTGCCAGTGAACGCCTTAGCCGGGCTTGATGCGGTGGCGTTGTAGCTATTGATGAACCTGCCAGAGCTGGTCAGGATGCTGCCGTCATAGGTCAGCGTTGAGGCCCCTGCATTGGCGCCGCTTGCGTTATACAGCAGTTGCCCACTAGAGCCTGCAACTAGTCCGACGGTGCCAGTGGCATCCGGAAAGCTGATCGTGCGGTTGGCCGTGGGCGTGACACACTGCACCGTGGTGGTGTAGGTGCCGCCATCATCTAGAACGATGTCACCGTTGACATCAAGCTCCTCGAATACCCCGTTAGGGCTGTCGACCGTGTCGAGCGTGCCTGTAAATGGGTTGAACTTGTATCCCATGATCAGCTCCGGGTAACGGTGAGCAGGTTATTGCTGCCGTCATATGTCATTGTAAGCGTCGCAACCGTAGTACCGCTAGCACCGCCACGCTTAAATACCACTCCAGTCAGGTTGCTGCCTGTATATGTATTGCCGATGTAGTCATGGGTTGGGATTTCAAGCCCATCCCTCATGACTGCATCACCACCGCCAATGGAAATCATCATGACCGGCGAATTGCAACGTTACCAGGTCCACTTATTCTAAGCCCTGTCAGGTAACGCTCCATCAGCGGTGGCACCTTATCAGCACCAACAGCGCCGTAGCTTTCGCTGGGTGTCACATCAAGGCTGCCGATTTTGACATTCTTGTAATCCTCCAATCCGCTAAGCCCAAGCGCGTCGGTGTTGTTATGGAGGAATACCGCTAGCACGGCTTGCGCGTACTGAATTTGCGTTGGAATTTCGGTATCAGTGAAATAATCAGTAGTAATGCGAAACGGGAATCCAACCGCATAGGTGTTGATGTAAGTGTCAGGCTTGCGCACCCCAGTGCGCGGCCATTGCAATGCCTGCGTATCAGTTGCCCTTGCGCCTAGAAACCGCTCACGGTCCAAGCGTTGCGTTGCAGTAAACAATGCCCGGTTTTTTTGGTCAGTTGTAGCTGATGCCCATGCGGTTACATCAGCATCCTGCACAAAGCCGTCAATTATCAACTGCGCTGCTGCCAGCGTCAGGTACGAGTTTGCGTCGGCGGCCCCTGGTGTGGCCACGATTACTACCGCCATTGTCCGGCTCCGTTGGTATCAGTTTAGGCTCTGGCATAGAAAGAGAGGCCGCCTCCGTAGAAGCAGCCTCACGCTCACGCAGTCGCCTGAAGGCGAACAAACCCATCAGATGCGCTTCAGCAGCACGGTCAGGATCACACCAGCCAAAGCGGTGGTGGTACCTGTCACGTCCAGCGACAGCCGGTTGCCAACCTCAAGGGTGAGGTCAGCAGTGGTGGCAGTCAAGGCAGGAGTCTGCTCGGTAAGAGCAGTGCCTTTGAAGTTGATGGTGGCGCTCAGCAGGTCATCACCAGCAGTGGCGGCCTCAGTGCCTTGGCAACGACGAACGGTGCCAGTAACAGCAGAGCCATCGCTACCAGCAGTGGCGTGAACTTCACGCACTGCTACCACTTCACATTTAACGGGAGCAGTCCAGAATTGCACGTCGGCAATCGAGGATGCCCCGTAAAAAGTGGCTTCGAGATACTGCTCGGTGCTCAGTTCAAACTGGGAAGGTTGTGCCATGATCAGTTACCTCAATCGAAGTTGGAGAGGTTTGTGCTTCTCACGACCCCAAGGTTCTTGAGTTCGTACACCTTCGACCAGTTACCAACCGTCGCCAGTTGAGCGCGGGTCGGGTTGGTGGTCGTCACGCCCCACTTAGCGCCAACCGGGTGGTAGCAGTAGTGCAGGTCGATCGACATGGCATCGCTCTTGGCGAGGATGTCACGGTCGGTTTCAGTCTGCATTCCCATCTGCTCACCAGAGGCAACAGCGCCTTGGGTGAAGAAATAGGTTGCGTACTCGGTGGTGCTGCCGCTGCCTTCGGTTTGCACATCGTCAGAGACGATCACGCGCAGACCCATGTAGGTCGGCACAGAAGCGTCACCGCCGTAAGCGCCAACCAAGCTGCCGCCAGATTGGGTGGTGGTGGTGCCGCGTGCATCAAGGGTGCTGACATAATCAATCGCCTTGCGCTCAACCAAGTCGTAGTAGACCTTGGAGTGCATGGCAACAGCAGTCAGCTTGTCGCCTTGATCGCCCAGCAGGCTGCGGGCTTCCGCAACGTGACGGGGGCCCAGCACAGTCGGGGTGTCGCCAGACTCGCCGTCAATGGTCAGACCAAAGAAGGCAGCAGACGAGCTAGTGGTGCCGAGGGTGCCGAAAACACCAGCAAGGGAAGACAGCAGATCCTTTTGCCGTTGGTTGGCAACGTAATCAGCAATCTTGGCGCCGATGGCGGCCATGGGGTCGCTACCAGCAGCCAGAGCTGCAAGGTCGCGGGCCTCAAAGGCGCGGCCACGGTGCAGGATCACGCCAACTTGCTTGTCAGCAGTGATTTTGCCGGGCGTCAACGAGGTGCTGTCAGTCAGCACTTCAAAGTCGCCAGACAGGTTGGCCTTCCAGAAAGGCACGTTAATGAAATCACCACCCTCGGTTGCATTAAGCTCCGCCATGGGCTGCACCACACCGGATGCCAGGAAGGCATCACGTTGAGTGGTTTGCTCAATGACGTAAGGCGTAAAAATCTCGGGGATGATGATGTCAGAGCGAAGAGTCGCCATGATTCATCTCGGGGAAATGGTTTACGGTGTGGGCGCAGCCCTTGCACCAGCGCAGCCGGTTGCGGATAGCTTAGCGTCCTGCAGCAGCTTTTAGCCGTTCGTACATATCACGGTCGGTACGGAATAACCGTGACTGTTCGGTCAAATTGAATGATTCCTGCGCAAATGGGTTCTTAATGCCTAGTGGCATCTCCCCACTGCTGCGACCTGATGGTGCACCACTACCTTGCGGCTTAGGTTGCTTTTGCATCCATGCCGGCAGCGACTTGGCCCATTCGCTAACTGGTGTGCGCTGGTAACCATCGACTACCACAACCGTGCCATCAGGGTCGCGTTCGATTTGATCGCTAGTCAACTTGGTTTTTAGTACCAAGTCGGGGTCATGGACAATTTCAGCCAATGCGGTCACGGCTGGCGTGACAAGTTCAAGTTCACGGACGCGGGTTTCAAGGTCAGCAATGCGCTGGTCCTTCTGCGCCGTCGCCTCACGGAATTGCTGCTCCAAAGCTTGTCGTGCTTCGGAGTATTTTCCTTGCGATTCAAGTTCAGCTTGTTCGGCACGTCGCTTGAACTCAAGTAGTTCATCGACATCAACGCCATCCGGTAGTTTCTTTGACTTAGCCGCACGCAATTCAGCAATCAGCTCTTGGTTCTTGCGTTCCAATGCTTCAACACTGCGTTGCAATGCTTCATTGTTGCCCCCGGTAGCCGCAGGCTCCTGGGTTTGTGTTTCGTCAGACATGGATAAGCCGCAGGCTTAATTACGCTGTCATCGTAATGGCGCGGCACGATTGTGTCAAAGCGTGAGTGGGACACCCCAGTTCGTCAACCATGGAATCAACTGATCAAGCAATGCCTTGATGCAATTGATCGCCATGAGGAGCTGTACCGCAAAACTGATAATGGCTGGCACGCTGCCAAAGCACAAGACTTGCGGTGGTATATCTCTGAACTAAAGACCTGGATCCACGCGCAGGAGCGTGTTAGGTAATCACTTGCGCTTGGGTTTCTTGGCAGTCTTAGCCGCAGCCTTAAATGCAGCAGCAGTAGGGCGACCTGCTTCACCCTTGCGTGCCATGCGCTCGTTGCTGCCAGCTTCAATGCGCTTGCGCTTGGCTGCGATGTTGGCGTAGAGGCCAGGTTTCTTAGCCATCACTTTTTACCCTTTGGCTTGCGTGACTTTCCGGCTTTTGACAGCGCGATTGCGATTGCTTGCTTTTGCGGTTTGCCCGCCTTCATCTCCGCCTTGATGTTGGCTGAGATCACATCCTTTGATTTGCCTTTCTTCAACGGCATGACGCCACTGGCTAGGTTCACCCAGTTTAAGCAGGTCTGGCGATGCCCAAAACTGCGTGCCATCTTCGCGTTGGCATAGCACGGCATTAACCCACGCCTCACCAATCAACGCTTCTACCGTATCACTAATGATCAGGCCGTTGACAAAATGCCGAAGGTTAGGCAGGTCCATATCGTTTGCGGAGCTGCTCCAAGGTTAACTCTGAACCATCATCACGCACCAGCTTGGCGATGGCATCACGTGGGCCGTACTTATCTGCAAGCCGGTTGAAGTATGCAACCTTGCCGGAACCTAACGCTTCAGCTTGCACACTGCGTGGCTGCTTGGATAACCACTCGCCATAGCTTTGGTTGATCGGCACTTGGCCATCTTTGCTGGCGCGGGTTGCCGTAGTGGATGGCGGCAAGATGTCAGGGTCGATGATTGCTACGGTTGTCGAGCGGCAGTTGAAATGCTGCGGCGGTGTTGGCCCCTTGCCGTATTCAAACTCTTTGCCATCCAACGCGCGGCAGATGGCGCTGGTTCGCGTGTCCAATGTGGCGATGTAGCGATACTTTTTAGTGATGTCTTGATTGGCTTCATATACCTGCTGGCTGGCGGTATTAGCCACTTGGTTGATGCTGGTGCGAACTAGCGTGATGATCTGATTATCAGCAACGGCTGTCGCTTGCCCGCCTGCTGCTACCAGTTGACGGACGGTTTTAGCCTCCTCGCCAAATTGCAAGCTACCAATCAACCGCTTGGCAATATCTGGTGTTGGCTCACCAGTGAGCAACCCTTGCCGCACCACCTGCGAAAACCGCTCAGCTTGATCAACGGCGACACCACGAAATGCCTTTGTGATGACCTCGCCATTGGGCAGCGTGATGGTTGCACCTTGCGCAGCAGTCAGGCTGAATGTCTGCGGTGCACCTTGCACTGCTGCAAATAGGTCATCCGATAATGCCACCACATTGAGCTGGGTCGGGTCAGTTGTGACCACACTTTGCGCAAACTGCGGGCTGATCTCAACGGTGCGTACCGCATCACGACTACCGGCTGGCAATGCACGGCGCAACTGCTCGGTGACAAACTCCGACTGCAGCTCCGCTAATCCCTGCAGTTCCAATGCGGTCAGCTCAGTTGCATCACCAGCCCAAGTGCCGAGGCTGTCTTTCAGTTGCGCCAAGATGCCGCGCAGTCTGGCTGCCTTTACTGGTGCAGCTAGATCATCAATGGCCCGCAATTGATTGACCGCATCAATAATGATGTCGTTATATGCATTGATAACACGTCGCGCCACGCTATTGCTATACCTGTTAAGGTCAATCGCATTGCGGTATAGCGACGCTGGTGTGCTCATTGGATGATGCCTAAATCCTTGGCGGCATACCCTGAACGGATGCTTACATTGGCGCCACGTTGTAATGCACTTGTAACAATTGCAGCAAATGCGTCATAACCATTTTGGCCATCTTCCATCAGCACCATTTCATCAATCTCATCCGGCTTGCCATCGACATACCAGCTAACGCGGATGATCGCTAGGATCTCATCCGGCAGGTTGCTGACGTGATAATCAAGTTCCTGCTTCCTCGGCTTCCTCGGCCTCTTCGGTTCGATCATCACTGCTAAGTCGATTAACCAACTGATCAGGTTGTCTAGCAGGTTGTACGTCCATGCCCGCATTAGCTGTGGCCTCCAGTTCTTCATCAACATCAAAGTCATCACCTAGCACCTCGCCATCAGACAATTGCTGCAGCAGGGTTTCTTGGGTGATGGTCCCTGCAGTGTAAAGCTGCAGCAGGCTGTTGATCTCCTGCGGGTCCAGCCTGGTGCCCATGAAGTCACGGTTGACATGACAGCTACCAGCAGCTTCGTTTTGACCGAGGTACTGCGCATGGAATTGCAGGCAGTTGTCGATCATGTCCTGCATGTTCTGCGCAATCACCATCATGGTGCTGTCGCCTTGGCTGCGGTTAATGCGCTTGGCTTCGGCAGTTTCAGCCGTCAGCTTTTGGCCCAGTACCGCCGATAGGCCAAGTTCATTGATCTGCGCCGCAAGTTGCTCCAGCCGCTTGAACTGGTATTCGTAGCTGGTGCCGCCGGGTTCGATGTACTCAGCGCGGCCTTCAGCAGGAAATGCAATCGCCTCGCCGGGACCAGCGGATACCTCCTCGGCGCTACTGGGGAAACCGTAAAACGCCAGCATCGGCACTGCCGAGATGTGCAGTTGATTGTCGAGGTCTGATTGGATCTGATAGGTCTTTAGGTTCAGCTCGGCAATATCCTCCAGCGGTGGCCGTGACTCCATAAAGCCAATGCGGTTGGAGTAGGCAATGCTGAATGGAATCTCGCTCAGACTGGTGCGGCCCTCGTCAACAATTTGAAAGTCGCCCTTGTCGCCCTTTTGGTGGATCTGGTACTCACCTGGCGTCAGCACCCGCACCTGTTGGACTACTTTCTCGCCGTACAAACCATCAGGCACGCTGGCCAGCTCTTGCAGCCTGAGCATGGTCAACTGCTGCTTGCCTTCGTTGGTTTCAGTGCGCCAACCAAGAATTTGGCGTGGCGTGTAGTTCACCCAATAGGGTCTACCCCCATCAGCCGGTGCATCCACCAATGTACCAATGTGGCCATAACGGACCATTTTGCGCGCGGTTTCATACGTCCAAACATTGAGGTCATTGCCATTTAGGTCAACATCAAACAACTGCTCAGTGATGGTGTCGCTGGTATCAACCAACCGCACCGGCTTGCGCGTCAACATGCCAGCCAGCAACCGCTCCAAACGCTGGTAATACGGCGGGCATACGCTGCGTGCTAAACGGTTGTCGTAGGACTCATCCAGCTCGCGCGGCTCCTGCGGCAGGTAACGGCGATGCTTTTGCCGCATCCCGAATGTGCCCTGCAGCAAGTCTTCAATCAGAATCCAATGCGCCTCTTGCGCATACCATGCAGTATTGGGGTCCTGTACACGAGTGACCTTACGTTCAGCCGTAGGGCGGTCATAGTAATTGAAACCCGTGTACATGTGACCCCGTTACCGCATCAAGCTGCAGTCAGTGTAACGCTATTGCGGTTTACCTTGATCTCAAAGCCATCACCAGGCTTGAAGCCCATCTCGTCAAGGTAGGCACTGCCAACCATCAGGTTGCCGTTGAATTGCACCTTGGTCTTGTAGCTGAGTTTACGACCCGGCTTCTTGGGTGTGGTCAGTTTGAGGCCTTTGGCTTCCAGCAGCGCTTCGTAGAACTGAGTAAAGCACAGCTTGTCAGCTTTGACGTAACCGCAAGCGCGGACAATATCAGACTTATTGCAGTCGCCAAGCTCCTTGACTTTGGCGAGCAGTTCAGCACCAGTGAGCATTTGAATAGTAAATGGTGGGCGGGTTTAATATAGCCTAATGCCAGTCCCGCGTCCAGCATTTGCGTGGAGTGGGTTGAACTCACGCCAGATGACGTAGCCCAGTGCATCGTTCATGTGGTCGTAGCCGGCATCCTTATCGGGGTCGCCTTTCTCGTTGTAGCTTTGCAGCTCTAGGCACTCGATCACCTTGCGGCAGGTGGCGGCGATGGTGAGCCTGACTTGGCCTTTGCCATTTTCCAGCAGCGCCTGAACAGCAGCCACCCGATCACGAACGGGAGGGTTACTGCGTGGTGATTGGTTGCTGAAGCCATAGGACTCCAAGATTTGGATGTCGGTTTGGCTTGCGTTGGTGCTGCGGTTGCCGCCGCTGGCGTCCGGGTAGATGTACACCTGCCGTTGCGGGTAACGCCGTTGGATCTCCTGCGCCAATGCGTCGGTGTCATGGGCGCCACTGATCTCATCAATGACTAACAAGGTGCTGCCCTGCCGGATGGCGATAACGGCGGACATGTTGCCAACGTTAAAGTCAACGCCAATCCTCAACGGTTCACGGCTGGTGTCTGGCGGGTTGGTCGTGATGTGCTTGCTGCGGTCAAAGCGGTCATAGACCTGACCAGTGGTGAGGTTGACAAACTCGCCGTCGAGGTATGCACGCAACAGTTGCGGGTCGTAGTTGGCCTGCAGCCGCTCGATAAAGTCCGGTGGCAGGTGGGGGTTGTCAGCAGTGCGCATCTTGATGAGCTTGCGGTCGGTGCGCTGCTGGGCATCATCACTGCCGAAGGTGTTCCACATCCACCTGAAACCCTCGGGCGTGCTGGCCGCGGCAAACTGCCGGACATTGCCTGAGCGCAAGCGGCCAAGGATCTTTGGAAATGCCTTGTTGGCAATGTTTGGCGTCACCGTGTCGATCTCGTCGGCCAACACCCAAGCAAGGTTCAAACCAATAATGCGTGACCAGTTCTCAAAGCTGCGGCACAGGATTTTGGTGTCACCGCCTGGCAGGTGCAGCGTGTACTCCGGCAGCGGGCTAGCCCGGAATGTATAGGGAATGTCGTATGCCTCTAGAAAGTCGTCGAAATCGTTCTGCCAAATATCGCGGATCAATGGGCCAGTGGGCTCCATGACAGCGCCGATAAAACCTTGATTGGCCGCGGCAAGCATCACCGCTTTGGCGCATAATGCCCGTGTCTTGCCGGCGCCATAGCCAGCAGAGATGCCGATGATCTGCGTGGTGGCATCATCCACAAATGCAAGCTGCCCGGGATGTAGGTCGCTGCGGATGCTTGTTACCAGCTCATCCATGGATGCCGCTGTTGGCATCTCCATGAAGCTAAGCAGCGGCGCATCTTCGCAGATGCCTGCGACAAGGCTCACGACATCTCAAATCGCAGCAACCGCGCTTGCTTTTCAAGCGCCATCAGCGCAGTTCCCAGTTGGTCTTTATCTGATGCGCGGCGTTCGTATTCCTGCAGCCGGGATAAAGCAGCTTCAAGCCACTGCGGACGCGCTAGCTCAGAATCAAGCGCCATGAGCTGACGAGCGCGAGCCATGTAATTTTCGGCCTGACGCTCGCCAACATCCCATGAATCCGCACAAAATCGAATGATTTGCGCTCTACTATTGGCGCGCAAAAGCAGATCATAAACGGCATTTACCCGTTGATCTGCTTCAGCGTTAGTGCACTTGCGCGCCATTGAATCAGTTACGAATTTGCACAGGCATTATCAGGTAAGTCTGATCTGATGCATTAGATGGCGTCAAGACTACAGGAGTCGTGGGGCCATTTGCTGACAGTGTAACGGATTCTGCAGAGCGGAATGCCTTGAGGCCATCTAGGAGGTAGTGGACATTGAATGCCCAGGCGCCAGATGCGGTGCCGGTGTAGGTGATGAGTTCCTTGCCATTGCTGGCATCAGCTTCGGCGGTGATGGTAAGGCTGCCGGGTGTGGCGGTGAGCTTGACGACTGAGTTATGCGCCTCGGCAATGAGCGCGACGCGCTCTAGGCAGCGTGCGAAACGATGACGGTCCAGGGTGATGACGTGCTCAAAGGTAGTGGGGATGAGCTTTGCCACGTCGGGGTATGCGCCGTCAAGGATGCGGCTGTAGATGGTGATGCCATCGCCGGCATCGATGACCGCTTGACCATTGGCGGCTGCGATGCCCACGGTGCGGTCTTGCAGCAGCTTCATGGTGCTGGCTGGCAGGGTGAGGTTAACGCCATCGGGCAGGTCCACTGCAAGGCGGATGAGGCGATGACCGTCGGTGGCCTCCATGTAGCCGTTGGCGAGGTGGATGCCCTGTAGCACCTGCTTGGATGCGTCGGTGCTGGCGGCCATGAGACAGGCACGCACGCCAGCGGTGATGTCTAGGTCAGCGCTAGGAGCCTCTACAGCAGGCATTGCCGGGTAATCGGCTGAATCACACGCAGCAAGGCCATAGGACGCCCCAGAGGCGCTCACAGCGCCGTCTGCGATGGTCACAGGCTCGCCATCGTCCATGCGGCTTACAAGGCCAGCTAGGAGCCGATACGGCAATGCAACGGATCCAGCGGTATCGACTGCGGCTGTGATGGTGACGGTGATGCCGAGGTCAAGGTTGAAGCCGGTGATGGTGGCAGTGCCACGAGCAGCGGTGATGAGGCAGCAGTCAAGGATCGGATGCGAGCTGCGGATGCCAACGGCTGGTGCGATGGTCCGTAGCGCGTGGTCGAGGTCAACCTGCGAGGTGATGAGCTTCATGGAGTGCGGCGATGATGTTGTTGTAATCGTCTTCAAAGCTGGCGACGAGTTCCACGGGGATGGGCACGCCGTCATCTTGTGCGTTGTCGCGGATGGCGGCGGCATATGCCAGCGCTTGCGTCATGCAGTCATGGAGTCGGTTGATCACCGGCGACTGCTTGGCGGGAATGTTGATCAAGTTTGGTGATGACATAAGCAACGAGATATTCCACCTGAAGGCGAGGCAGGTCACCACGAGTAGCGGCAACAGCATCAGCCACCAGCGCATGGTAATCCACCGTGGTCAACCGTGCAACAGGGAGGCTTAACGCTCTGTCACGGATGAGCTGCGCTCTGGTGGTGCCAGCGGTGGCCACCTGCTGGTCCAAGGCGGCGATGTCTGACGGCTGAAAACGGACTTTGATCTCTTGCATGGGAAGGCGGACGCAAAAATTGAGGCTATGACTGGGTTTTCAGCGAAGGCGGACGCAAATTGCACTTAGGCGGACGCCAAAAGCCTTGCAAACACTAGGCGGACGCAAAATCGGCCTTCTCCTACTCCCCCCTATAGTTTACATAATGTTCACCCCGTTACATAACCATTCTTTTTTCTATAGGCGTTTATATACCCCTATTTGCGTCCGCCTAAAGAAAAGAGAGTAATAGCAAGGGGTTTTGCGTCCGCCTTTGCGTCCGCCAAGGGTGGTAGCGGACGCAAGTTGCGTCCGCCAACTGCGTCACCATGCGTCCAACTTGAGACCAGTGATAAGCCGGTCGCGGCTCTTGCCGGTTCTGGCGGACGCAAGTTTGGGGAAGATCTGCCGCAATGCCGGCACCAAAAGCCGAGCCGCCTTAACGGTGCGGTCTGCCGGCGGGTCCACCAACCAACGGTCGCGGTCATCTAAGTACCCCTCCTCGCGGTACCAGGCGTGTAAGACATCCCATACCCGTTTAACTGACACCTGGCTACCTTCTTCGTAGGTCAATCCAACGGCATCGCAGAACTCCCATAGGTGACAACTAGCGCGGCGGACATCTTCCATTGCCTGCCTACCGGAGGCGTAGTCAATGCCATCGGCCATGCTGAGTGCCATACCTTCAAGCAACCAATTAAGGAATGCCGGGCATATCTGCTGCTGGATAAAAAATGGGTCATCCTTAAGGCGTGGGTCAGCTTGTATATGGCTTGATTCGGTAGGTGTTGCCATAAAAGTTTTGCGGAACTTGAAGACATGAAACCGCGTCTCAATAGCAACTTGGTCGCCGGACAGGGATGGGTCCTTGTTGAGATTAAATACAAAAAGCGCAGATGGTACGAACTGCGATTCCTGTACACCTTTCAGCTCATATGACAGCTCCTCGCCACTAATTGCAGCCTTCAGTGACTGGAGGTTATCAATATGCACAAACTGGCTATTTTCACTGGACCAGTTAACGGATGCACCACGAAGCGGCGCGATAGGGAATTTGCGGCCTTGGTCGTATTGGCGGAAGTCGGCAAGAGTGCAGGAGGTGAAATTCCGGCTTCCAAGGGTGTCGCGTAATGCGGTGCGGATGGTGTCCTTGCCGTTGGAGCCAGCACCAATCATGAGCACAGCCCTAGGTCTGCCGCGTGTGGCGCGGTATTTGGAAAGGTCAAGGCCACTGCCAAGGATGCGTTGAAGCGTGTCACGGTCGCTGGGTTCCACGGCTTCCAATAACCGCCACAGATGCTGGGCATTGGCTTCTGGGTCGTAGTTGTAGTTGGTGACGTAGGTAAATGCTTGCTCTTGAGTGTGTGGCTGGAATGTGATGTCCAGCTTTTTGCCGCTCCATAGCCAGGACACCACACCATTGGCGCAGTTAATGGCATTGGCTGGGTTGACGGCTACTGGCTCCAGTAAACGCCGCATCCATGCAAGGGCCTCATCGACGTATTTAGGGCGCTTCCATGGGTGCGATTGCTCGCCGGTTTTGCCATCTACGACATGCAGCATGGACAAAAGCCGAGCAATGCTGGGCGCTAGTTCCTCATCAGTTGTGGGCTGGTAATGGGTGCCGCACCAGCGGTGGAGGATGCCATCGACGCAAATCCACCGGACGGCTGGGTACTCAAAGACGTATTGAACGGTCATATCAAGCCATTCGGTGTCCGTCTTGCTGTAGAGCTGGCAGTTGATGGTTTCAGCGGTAGTCGGTTCGGCTTGCTTGGGCCGCTTGCGTGTTGGCGTTGGTGGCCGCCAGCCGTGATGCCGCGCCCAGTACCAGAAGGTGCCGGCAGTGATCTGGTCACCACCAGAGCTGGCAATTTGCTCTAGGCCTTGCCATTGCGGACTGTGCTGCTGCATAAGAGCAATGGCCTGCTCGGGGCTGCCGCAGGCTTGGATGAGGCCCCAAAAGATGTTGCGGTAGATGTGGTAGGTGCCGGTACCTGGCTGGCGGGGTGGTATTGCAGCGAGTGCTTCGCGGATGTCGTCAATGCCGCGCTCGGCCTGCTCGGTGTAGGTGCGGGCGGGCGCCTCGTGCTGGTAATACGTCTCAGATGGCAGCACCGACTCGATGTCAGATACTGCGTAGTGGGCGCCACTGCATGACACCATGCGGCACTGCTCACCGAGGATGCCATCGGGGCCAGCGTGGTAGGTGCCAGGCAGGCGCATGACGCGGGCAGCATTTTTGATGCTGCGGTCGGCATCGCAGTAATCGAGTAGGCGAGCCTGTACTAGCTCCCAATGGGCTGGGGTGATCGGGTCAGCTAGTACCCAATAGTTATGGATGGACTTGCCGCCAGTGTCGATCTGCATCGTCGGCTCTGGCAGTTTGAGGTCCTGCCATGCGGTGAGCTGCCATTCCTTGGGTCGGTCATCCCATTCAGCAAAGAAGGCACGGCAGGTGGTGATGTCGGCGTTGGTGTCACCGCCATCGTTGACAACGACATAAACGCCGCGACCTTCGGACTGCCATTCGGTGATAAGCCGCTTGCTGCTGCCACCTTTGCGACCTTTGTCGGTTGGCTTGTCGGGGTGCTCAGCGTGGAGGAATGCGCGCAACCTGATGGCGCCTGCCGGTTTGCCGAGAAGGGCAATAAACCGACGGGCCTCGTCGAAATCAATTTCCTTCATCGGTCAGTAGCTGGCAGGATGCCGTCGCGGTGCAGGCGCATCGACTGCTCTAGCAGCAGGCGTATGGCAGTGCCGCGTGACATGCGGTCAGCACGCCAAGAATCCAGCCATACCAACAGGTCTGGGGATAAGCGGAGGCTAAATGGACGGCAAAGCTGCATGGGCGTGGCTGAGGTGCTTGACAACTGTAGCCTCCGAGGTTACGGTGTCAAGGCACTGCACAGTCACCATGCGCTACGAGCCAAAGTTTATTCAGATTTCGACCAACAGTTGCCCTGATGGCAACGTATGCCTGTATGCCCTCGACGAAGACGGAAACGTATGGGAATTGACTTGGAAAAGGGAAGGGTATCAATGGTCCTTTATCGGCTCGCCTGCTGGCATTGATAAGCCATGAACCTTTACTACCATCAAACCAAGGTAAGCCGTGTCTGTTTCTATTGAATTTTCCGATGCCGATAGGGAGGCAATAAACAATGAAGCTCTTAGGCGTCAAAACCAGAACCAAGCCAACGGAGTGAGTGGCAGAAACGGCGGGCCAGATATCGGCGCTAAAGCCTTGCAGATGCATATTCTTGGCGCCGCAGGTGAGTTTGCGGTTGCAAAATACCTTGGCCTGCAGGAATATCTTTACGCAGAAAAAATTCCGCGTCGAGGCAGCAGTGATCTCCCGCCAAATATAGACGTAAAAACAAGGTCAAAGCACTATTATGATTTAATTTGTCAGCTTGACGAAAGCCTTCTTAAGATACTTGTATTGGTAACAATTGAAGCTAGGCAAACTTTAATCCATGGTTGGATTACCAGTAAGGACGCAATGAATAAAAAATGGATCAAGGATCCGGCTGGCGGAAGAAAAGCTTTTTTCGTTCCTAAATCAGAGTTGCTGCCAATCGATTCACTTAAGCATTCCGATACTTTTTAATTTGCGTCATGAACCTCCGCCCCTACCAGCAGCAGCTAGTAACCGACATTCGGCTGCAGTACCAGCTAGGGCACCGCAAGGTGCTGGCAGTGCTGCCCACTGGCGCTGGCAAGACCGTGTGCTTTAGCCACATCGCCCAAGCTGCCGCACGCAAGGGCAACCGCGTGCTGATCGCGGTGCATCGTCAGGAGCTACTGGATCAAGCCAGCCGTGCAATTCCGGCACCGCATGGCATTATTGCAGCCGGTCGCGCCATGGATTTAAGCCATACGGTGCAGGTCGCCAGCGTGCAAACCGTAGCCCGCAGGCTGCACAAGCTGCCGCGTGACTTCTTCCAGCTCGTCATCATCGACGAGGCGCATCACAGCAATGCCGGCACTTGGGCCAAGGTGCTTGAGCACTTCCAATCTGCGCATGTGCTGGGTGTCACCGCAACCCCCATACGCCTCGACGGTCGCGGCTTAGGCGAGCATTACCAAGCGATGGTGGAAGGCCCCACCGCGCAGTGGCTCACCGATAACGGCTACCTGGCTAGCGCCCGCGTGTTTGGGCCGCCGGGGTTTGATACCACTGGCCTGCGCAAGCGGATGGGCGACTTCGACACCAAAGAGGCCGAGCACCGTATCGGCACGATCATGGGCGACTGCCTAAGCCACTACCGCAAGCACCTCGATGGCCAGACGGCGATAGCGTTCTGCTGCTCAGTGGCCCATGCCGAGGCAGTGGCGCGTCTATTTATAAGTGCTGGCATCCCAGCCGCCAGCATTGATGGCAGCATGACCAGCGAGCAACGGCGTGACCTGCTGCAGGCGCTAGGTACTGGCCGCATTAAGGTCCTGACTAGCTGCGCACTCATCGGCGAGGGCGTGGACGTGCCTAGCGTTGGCGGCTGCATCCTGCTGCGCCCTACTGCATCCACCAGCTTGCACCTGCAGATGATTGGTCGCTGCCTAAGGCCATCACCCGGCAAGGCTGCTGCAGTGGTACTCGATCACGTCGGCAACGTTCTCCGATTGGGCCATCACCTAGAACCGCGTGAATGGACGCTGGATGGCCTCAAAAAGCGCGACCGCGAGCAGGCGCCATCAGTCAAAGTGTGCCCGGTGTGCTTTGCCACCAGCATGAGCGCTGCGCAGGTCTGCCGCGAGTGCGGGCATGTCTTTGCGCCACAGGAAACCAGAGAGCTGCAGCAGGTTGAGGGAGAGTTGGTTGAGGTAGCCGCCCGCGAACGCAAACGCGAGCAGGGGAGTGCTCAGTCGCTGCAGGACCTGATTGCACTAGGCCAAAGCCGGGGATACAAAAACGCGGTAGCGTGGGCAAAACACGTGATGTATGCCCGGTCGCAGCGGGGGCGATAGCGAGCAACGCATCCAACAGGAGATCCGGTTAGCTGTCAGCAAGGGCGATACCAGGGTTTTCCGCAATAACACCGGCACCCTGCGTGATGCCAATGGCCGCCCGGTCAGCTTTGGGCTGTGCAAGGGCAGCGCTGACCTCATCGGCTGGCGCACCGTCACCATCACCCCAGAGATGGTCGGCACCCAAGTGGCGGTGTTTACCTCTATAGAAGTCAAGACTGCTACCGGCAGGCTCCGGCCAGAGCAGCAACAGTGGCTTGATGCAGTCCAAGCGGCAGGTGGCATCGCTGGCGTGGCTAGGTCCGTCGAGGATGCGTTACGGATTACGACACCGCAGGGTTGACGAGGGCGGCGCATGGTGTAGGATTCACGCAAGCCGGACGACCCGGCACCCCACACCGAGAACCATGGTCACCAACCCTTGGGTTAACCGCATCACCGCACTGGTAACGCTTGCAGCGATCTACGCCGCTGGCTATGCCGGTGGCCGCGACCAAGCCACGATGGCGCACCAACAGCAGCAACACGCCTGCCAGATCAAATGACTGACTCAGACATTTTTTGGACACTTGCTACCGCCTGCCAATACGGCGGCAGCTTTTATCAAGCCCTCGGCCAAGCTGGCATGAAGGCAGATCCCGGCAACAAGCAACGCATCCTTGACGCATTCCCCGAGATGGTCGCCACTTACGGCACCGCTAGCAGGCTGCACCAAGGCCTGCGCAGTGGGGCGATGGTATGACCAGCAACGCTGAGTACCACGCCGACCCAGCCATTAGCGCCAGCCACCTGCACGCTGTTGCTGCCAGCCCCTACCACTACTGGAGCCGGTACCTCAACCCAGACCGTCCGCCATCGGTGCAGACGGCTGCGATGAAGTTAGGCAGCCTGACCCATTGCGCAGTGCTGGAACCGGATGAGCTGAGCAAGCGGTATGGCATCTGCCTACCGCGTAATACCAAAGCTGGTAAGGAGATGGAAGCCGAGATGCAAGCATCCGGCATCGAAGCCGTTACCAGCACCGATATGGAGCAGGCGCTAGCAATGGCCGCTAGTGTCCGCAGCCATCAAGCTGCTGCAGCATTATTGCGTGACGGCAAGGCAGAGCAGAGCTTCTGGTGGGATGACCTCCAGACCGGCCTGCGCTGCAAGTGCCGCCCTGACTGGCATAACGGCAACACCATCGTGGACCTTAAAACCACGACGGATGCCAGCCCGCGAGGGTTTGCCAAGTCAGTTGCGCAGTGGCGGTACCACGTCCAGCAAAACCACTACCTCGCTGGCACCTTTGCGGAGCGGTTCATCTTCATCGCAGTGGAGAAGACCTACCCGTATGCCGTCGGCGTGTACGAGCTGGACGCTGATGCCGTGCAATGTGGCGAATACGAACGCCGCAGCAACCTGCAGACCATTGCTGATTGCCGTGTCATCTCTGAATGGCCCGGCTACGGCAACACCATCCAACCGCTGAGTCTGCCCAAATGGGCGCTCAACGCTACCCCAACTATGACCTCCGATGACTTCTAGTTCACTCGCGCTCTGGACGCCAGAGCAGACCCAACTGATTAGCACCACCATTGCGCCAGGGTGCAGCAATGACGAGCTGCGGCTGTTTGCCTATGCCTGCCAGCGCACCGGGCTTGACCCGTTCAGCAAGCAGATATACGCCATCAAGCGTGGCGGCAAGATGACCATTCAAGCGGGCATCGACGGCCTGCGCAGCATCGCCGAGCGCACTGGCCAACTGGATGGCAGTGAAACCATGTGGTGCGGCGAGGATGGCCAATGGACGGACGTATGGCTCAGCAGCAAACCACCTGCTGCGGCCAAAACCACCATCTGGCGCAAAGGTGCTAGCCACCCATTTACTGGCGTTGCCCGCTTTGCCGACTACAACGCCGGCCAAGGCCTGTGGTCCAAGATGGGCGCCACGATGATTGCCAAATGCTCCGAGGCATTGGCGTTGCGCAAGGCCTTTCCTGCGGACCTCAGCGGCGTCTACAGCACCGATGAGATGGAGCAGGCTGTCGAGCCTGTCACCGTGACCGCCGTGCCAGCCGGTGATGACAAGGTGTTCACCGCTGGCAAGGCTGCCATCGCAAAGGCAACCACCATGAAAGACCTCGCCAAGGTGACCGAGCGCATGGAAGCCCGCAAGGCTGACCTATCCAGCGAGCAGCAGGAAACCCTGCTAGCGCTTGCCTTGGAGAAGGAAGCCAGCTTTGCCACCACCGAGGAGGATCCGTTTGATGACTGAGCCTTACCTGACGACTGATCAGCTAGCAGCGCGTTGGGGGCTGAAACCAGCAGCCATTAAAAACCAACGCGCGCGCAACATCGGTCCTGGGTACTACACCATCCCACGTATCGGCTTCCCTGCTGGTACGCCACGAGTGCGGTATCCGCTAGCGCAAGTGCTGGCATTTGAAGAGTCCAATTCCATTACACCACTGACATGAGCCTCTACGCATCCGGCATCATTCGCATCATCACCGACCCACAACTGCGCACCTTTGACAGTGGCACCATGGTTGCCAACTTTGCAGGTGGCATCCAAGAGGGCAAGGACAAGGACGGCAACTGGATCAACAATGCAATCGACATTGAGGTTTGGGGCAAGTCAGCCGAGTTAATTGTTGATCGCTGCAAGAAAGGCGACAGCATCTTTGTGACCGGCAACATCCGCCGCCAAGAGTGGGCAGACAAGGAAACTGCCGCTAAGCGCAGCAAGCATGTCTTCAGCGTGCAGCGGTTTGAGTTTCTGCCCCGTGGCGCTCAATCTGAGGAGGTTACCTTCTGATGAACGAAGCCACCATCAAAGCAGCCTTTGAGGAGTGGTGGCGTGACAGCTATGGGGTGCCTCCGGGCACCCATGCCGTCATGACGCACGTTGCCTTTGCTGCGTACCTGCTGACCCTGTTGGAACTGATGCAACCTGAATCAAACCAATGAACAAATCACTGAATTCTGCCTTTGTCTGCTTGGCATTGCTTGTTGCGCCATGGCCTGCAATTGCTGATGACAGCCGTAACCGCACCCAGCAGCAGCAACAAACCACTAATGTCACAACTGGCAGCAACGTCAACACCGTAAACATTTCCACCGGAAGCGCGCCAGCGGGCTTGAGTTCCGTCTCTACCTCTAACACCAACAACTACATCGGCTATCCCGATTGGATCAATGTTGCCCCATCGCAATCTGGCGTCTCTGTTGACTCTGTGACTTGCCAAGGACCAACACTTACTGCCACCGCTTCAACATTGACCACCGACTCCTACAGTAATCAATACGGAGTACAAGGAGCTATTGGTTTTTCGACGCCAATCGGCGGGCAAGCTGATTGCAATGCAGTACAAGCCGCAATCCGTAAGCGTGCTGTTGTTGAAAACAGCGTCAGGCTTGCCCTTGCCTGCAAACAGCTAGAGACCAGCGGTATTCAGGTAGACGCCAAGAAGTTCCCAGACCTCGCAATCTGTGATTCCAAATGAACGACCCAATCAATCCTGACCACTACAAGCAAGGCGACATTGAGTGCATTGACGCGATCAGGGCCGCACTAGGCCCTGACGGGTTCAAGGCATACTGCAAAGGCCAGGTGATTAAATATCTCTGGCGCGCTGAGCACAAAGGCAACCCAACGCAAGATTATTGCAAAGCTGAATGGTATTGCGATCATTTAGCGGTTGATGCTGTATTCAACGAACCACTGAATGCGTTGTAGAACCTGCAAAAGCAAAAACACGAGGGTTACATGCACTGAGCATCAAGGCAACACAACCAAACGGTATTGCCGTTGCCTTGATTGCGAAGAGCGGTACATCACAGTTGAAACCTATTTGCACCCCATTACGGAAACGCATCCAAGGCAAATCAAACGCGGCGAGGATAATAACCTCGCCGTTTTAACAGAACAGAATGTGCGCGACATCCGTAACCTCGCACAGCACAACACCTACAAGGTAATCGCCAAGCAGTACGGCATCCACCCATCAACGGTGTACCGCATTGTCAAGGCAAAAAGTTGGTCCCATGTAACAGATTGATCATGCCAACACAAGCAACAGTCCTGAATCCATCCGCTAGGGCATTGGCAGCCCGCAACCGGACACTCAATATCCGGGTAACGGATGAAGAAATTGCAATGGCACGGCATTTGGGCAATGGCAACGCATCGCATGGTTACCGTCTTGCAATTCGTTACATGTCCGAAAGGTCAATCCGTGGCATCCCATTAAGCACTATGCTGCGCGCTGCGGCTGAGATGGCTGCAGAGCTCGAACGTTCACCTAAACGCGGCGCAAAGCCGACAACACGATGATTCTCTGCGACACCGAGATCCATGAGCTGATTGCCAATCACGCCATGGTGCAGCATCACCAGCCAGAACTAATCAACCCAGCCAGCTTGGACCTGCGTGTTGGCAATTTAATCATGCTTGAATCGGTCACATCTCACCAGATGATCCCTCTGGACATCAGCGGTTACACCGTTGAGCATCCCTACGAGTTGGTGCCAGGGCAATTCATCTTGGCGCAGACGGTAGAGGTGTTCCACATGCCGGAGGACATCGCCGGGCTGTTCTTCCTTAAGTCCAGCCGCGCACGAGAGGGTTACGAAAACCTGCACGCCGGTTACGCCGATCCCGGCTGGCATGGCAGCGCATTGACGCTGGAGCTGAAAAATGCACGGCAACTGCAGCCACTGCCGATCTACCCAGGCCTCAAGATTGGGCAGATGGTGTTTTGGCGGATGAGCAGCAAGCCTGCATTGAGCTACGCCGTGACGGGTAGTTACAACAACGATAAGTTAGTCTCGGCCAGCAAGCAATTCGCTAGCCGCTGTTCGATGCCATTCTTGGACGCTGCATGATTGCATCGCCTCTCGCGCCAGCCAGTGGATCTGTGATTTCTGGCTGGCTTCCTGCTCGGCTAGCA